TAACCGGTGCGGCCTGGACGAGCCGGAACTGGACGAGCACTGCCAGCGTTGCGTGCTGGCGCAGATCAAGGAGGTAACGCTGAAATGACCGAGAAAATCCAAAAAGCCATTGATAAGATCGACCAGGAGGCGGAGAAGATGGGCAGCGCCACCGTGCGCCTGCTTTGCTCACACATCATCGACCACTGCCTGGTCAATGATGAAAACGCGGACAAGGTACTGGCTGAGGGCAAGAGCCTGAAAGGCTGCTGGGATCACATCACCAGCAACGCACGGAAACAAGCAGCGGGCAACTGCGCAGCCGTGCCGGACGACACCGTGTACGAATGGGCAGCTGGCTATTACGGTTTTACTGCCGAAGAGACCAAGGCGGAGATCATCGACCTGCTGGATTTGCTGTGAGGTGTCGGTATGGGAAAGAAACTGAACACGCTTACACAGGAACAGGCTCGGAAAATTTGGAACGGCCGCCCGAAACTGCCGGAGAAAAAGATATTGGCATTCGCACATAAGCAGGTGTTCGTCAACGAGCAGTATTTTTTCAAACACAAAGAATACGGTCACAGATATGGCTACTGTACCGCTTGCGGCAAGGATGTGCAGATCGACATTGAGAACATGCGGCTATGGACGGACAAGCACGCCGCCTGCCGCTCTGCACGGCATAACGACACCGTATGCTGCCCCGCCTGCGGGCACGAAGTCCAAGTCAAAGACGCCGGGCGTGGCCGTAGTCAGTTGGTCAACGCGGCAGTGGTAGCGGTAACGCAGCGGACAAGGAACGGTGGGATATTACTTTCTTTCGTTCGGGTGTACGAAGACTATAGATACGGCTTTAAGGCCGCACCAGAAATGGGTGGACTGCTGTACGCCGCATACTTCAATCTTGGGCAGCACTTCGTGGCTGAACGCAGTTACTATTGTGACTATATGTTCATCAGCGTAAAACAAAAGCCAACACGCAAACTGCCGTGCACGGTGGAGCAAGCCAAACTGGATCACAACAGTTGGAAGTGCACAGAGGGAGAGGGAGCAAAGCTGCTGGGTTTTGAAGAGGCGTTGGAAAAAAGTAACCTACGCTATCTGCCATGGGAGACATACCACGAATGTGCGCAGCAACTGCACCGTAGCGCAATTACAAACTATCCTGTCAACCTGCTTGGGTTACTTTATCAATACAGCCGCCACCCGGTGCTGACAGAGCGCCTGATCAAAGAGGGCAACGGCGACTTGGTAGCCGAACAGGTGGAGTGGAATTGCACAACCGGTCTGGACTACAAGCAAGTGGTGCCTTACAAGGCTATGCGACTGACCAAGCAGGAGTACCGTATGTTAAAGACGCAAGACAACATTTGCTGTTCAACGCTCAAAGCAACAAAGGCATTGAAAAAATACGGCTGCAAAATGACAGACGAAAATTTCCGCTTTTTTCTTGTTTTTCAGCACAGCTGGAGCCAGCAGAAATGCTATAAGGCGCTTGATGTTTTGCGGAGACACCTACCTCCGCAAAAGGCGGTGAACTGGGTAAACCGGCAGGCAGCTGGAGGATATGGAACGCCAGCCAATGTGCTGTCAGACTACAGTGACTATATGGACCAGTGCAGTAGACTGGGCCTGGATGTTAACCGTAAAGAGGTAGCCGTACCGCAGAATCTGCGAGATCTGCACCGGCAGTATTCCGAAGAATTGACACGCCGAGCCAACGAAAAGAAAGCAAAAGAGCAAGCCGAGCGGGCAAAGAAGTTAGCTAAGGATCTGCCAAAGTTGAAACGCAAATATGCATACGCCAGCAGCGGGTTGTTCATTCGGCCGGCCGAGGGACCGGAAGATCTGCTGAAAGAGGGTTGTGCCCAGCACAACTGTGTGTACTCCTGTTACGCGGAACAATACCTGGACAGAAAGACGGATATACTTTTCGTCCGCAAGCAGTCGGACCCGGATCAGTCCTATGTGACCGTTGAGTTCAAAAACGGCGCCGTCATTCAATGCAGAGCGGATCACAACCGACCTGCACCGCCGGATGTGCAGGAGTTTATGCAAGCCTGGCTTGCCTATCTAAAGTCAAACAGAAAAGCAAAAGCAGTCAGTTAAGGAGGACTTATGGATAACCAAATCACTACAATGCAAGAAGTAACGCCCACCACACAGAAAGCCTACGACACCCACGCCCGGATCCTGGCCAACGGCCAGGTAATGGCCAGAGCACTGGTAGATGTGTGCCACGATCTTAAGACAATGCGGGATGAGGGCCTATACACGGAGCTGGGCTATGACACATTCGAGGAGTACGCCGAACAAGCCTGCGGCATTAAGCAGCGGCAAGCCTATTCCTACATATCAGCCTATGAAAAGCTGGGTCAGAAGTATATGGCCGACCACGCCGACCTGGGGATCACCAAGCTGGAGCTGATCTCTCAAATCAGTAGCTACGAGCGGGAAGAGTTCGCGGCCGATGTGGATTTGGAGAGTGCCACAGTCAGGGAGTTAAAGGCTGAGGTGGAACGCTACAAGAAGCAGACGGAGCAGCTGACCTTTGATCTTGGCCAGGCACAGAGCGAATTAAGCGAAGCACCGGAGCCGGTGGACATGGACACACTCCGTTCTTCCATTGAGCAGGAAGTTAAAGCCAAGTACAGCGCCCAGCTGGAAGAATTGCAGCAGCGGGCCGACGCAGTGCCGGACCCGGAGGCGATCCGAAAGGAAGCGGAAAAGGAAGCCGCCAAGGAATACAAAGCTAAGCTGGCAACGGCAAAGGCAGACGCCGAGGAAAAGACCAAAGCCGCTGTGGAAAAACTGGAGCAGGAAAAGGCAGACCTGAAACGGCAGTTGGACAGCAGTGCCACCAAACTGGACGCCGCTGTTCGGCAAGCAAAGGCAGCGGGCGCAGACACGGATGTAGCCGCATGCCGGGTGTATTTCACCGAACTGCAACAAACCGCCGCAAAGGTACAGGAGCTGATCGGCAAGATCAATGCCAAGAACCCGGCCACCGGAGCCAAACTCTCCGCCGCCGTTATTCAAGTTTTGCAGTCGACTGCACGGAATTTGGAGGTGGCACAATGACCTGCGAGCAATGTTACCACCGTGATGTGTGTTGGCATAAGGAAAAATTTTGCCATGAATGCGGACAGAAAATAGATTGGAGTGATTTGGAAGAATGAACATTCAACTTGACAAGCAGGCGTTAATGCCTGTGAGAGCACATGATACGGATGCAGGACTTGACCTACGGTCACCGGTGGACACGGTAATTCCGGCACACGGAGCGGTGATAGTTGATACAGGCGTACACATTGAATTGCCACAAAACACCGCAGGCTTTTTGAAGTCAAAGAGTGGACTAAATGTGAAGCACGGCATTACCAGCGAGGGCGTGATTGATGTGGGCTACACCGGCAGTATTGCGGTCAAGCTGTACAACCACAGTGGTATGGATTACGCTGTACATCGTGGAGACAAGATCAGTCAGCTGGTGGTGGTCAAGATTGACACGCCGGAGTTGGTACCGGTGGTCAAGCTGGTAGACACCAAACGCGGAAACAGCGGTTTCGGGAGTACAGGGAGGTGAGCAGGATGTGTACAGCAGCACAAATTATTCTTGTGGCCGGGGCGGTCATTGTTGCATTTTTCGCCGTGATCGGCTTTTGTCCGAACTATAAGGAATGAGCAGAATAAAAAGCAGGAGAAAAACATGGAAGAAATAAAAAATCATTTGTGGAATAAGAAAAGAACAGAAACGCTCAAGGTGGCAGACCTGCAAGGCTACCTTGCCCAGTTTGAGCCGGCCGCAGAAGTTCAGCTCGGTGTTGTTCAAATGCGGGGCGCAGCGATGTGGCGCCACCCGATCCGAGGGTTCAAGTTCGTTTTTGGAGGAGATGTACCGGCGCTACTGATCACGGTTGGCAAAGCCAAACAGATCAAGGACGGTGACCGGAATGGCTGAGTACCTGGCTATGGCTAATGTGCTGCTGTTCCGTCTGCTGATCCACTTGCTGCTGTTAGCCGCCACGGCAGTGGTGGCAGGAGCAATACTGTGTGCACTCTGTCTGCTGGTCATCACAGTTAAGCAGACGCTGGGCGAGAGGAGGGAAAAATGGCGCACAAAAAGAAAAACGAAGCGGTCAAAAAGACAAAAGCACTGATGGCGAATTACAGAGCCATGCAGGCGTATGTAGGCTCACAAGTGCAGCCGGAGGACCTGGAGGGCCAAGAGGACACGCGCCGCCTGCTAAGCCGGATAGACGAAGCGCTGGAACAGATCGCGCAGGACTATGCGGCGGTCGGCGAAGATCAGAAGATGGTGGCGTTCCGCCTTAAGTACATTGCTGGAAAGACTTACGAGCAGATCGCCGAGCAGATGGAAACGCACGAGAACACGCCACACAACTGGATCAACCAAATCAACAAGCGGCTGGCCGTGTATCTATATGGTGTGCAGGCGTTGCGCTAAGCCTTAGGGAGGTGGGTATCCACCCCCCCTTATTTCTTTGTGTTTTTCGTGTTTTTTTCGTGTTTTTTTCGTGTGTTTTTCGTGTGTTTTTCTTGTATGGTGTGCCGCTAAACTATTCACTACAATGGAATGAAAGGGAGGGCATTGAAATGGCGCTGCTCAAAATGTGCCGCTGCGGCAAGATCATTCCCCAGGCGCTGGAGATGTGCCCGGAGTGTGCACAGCACGCAGCAGACAGGCATAAGGAATATAACGCCACCCGCAGAGATAAGAGAGCGTATGCGTTCTATACAAGCGCCGAATGGCGCAAAGCAAGAGCGCTCCGCTTGCAACACGCCGGAGGACTTGATCTGTATGCACTATATGTAGATGGTGTGATCCAATACGCCGAGATGGTCCACCATATCGTGCCATTGAGCGAGGACTGGAGCAAGCGCTGCGATCAGCGCAACCTTTTTCCGCTCACCAACGCAAACCACAACAAGATTGAGGCACTGTATGACTCTTCTATCGCTGGAAGAAAGCAAACGCAGCAGCTTTTGCGGCGGCTGCTGGAGCGGTTCGAGGCGGAGCAGAGGGGGGTGCAAGGGAAGTTTGGGACACCCCGGGGATAGTCGCGCCCACTCTTTCTTACGGAGAAAACTCCCCACGAAAGCTCAAAGGCTTACAGACCTGACAGATAGATTATTTTTGAAGTATTACGGAAAGGAGTGACCAGAATGGCAGGAAAAAGGCAGTCAACAGACGCAGTTATCGCCAAAGGCAAGAAGCACTTTACTAAGGCTGAGATCGAAGAGCGCAGGCAGGGAGAACTGGTCGCTCCGGCGGATCATATTGAGTACCCAAAAGGCGCACCAAGGAAGTATAAACAGCGTTTCGATGAGATCGTGGCTGAACTGCAGCGGCTTGGAAAGAACACCGTCAGCAACCTGGACTGCCAGGCACTGTTCCGGCTGGTCGTGGTAGAGCGGGACTTCTTGGAAGTCACCAAGCAGCTGACAAAAACGCAGATGATGAAAAAAGTCGAACGGCCGGACGGCACCGTTACGATGGCGTACAACTCGACCTACGAAAATCTGCAAATTGCCCGCAGCCGATTATGGCAGCAATGCAGACAGGGCGCAGCCGACTTCGGACTAACAATGAGCGCCCGCTTCGGCCTGGTGGCACCGAAGAAAAACGACAAGCCGGTCAACAAATTCCTGGTCGGTGATGATGTTGCAGATTGATCGCACGACAGACTACGCCAAGCGGGTATGCAGCGGGCAAGTGGCTGGTGTCGGAAAAAGAGAAATTCAAGCCTGCCAGCGCCATTTAGATGACCTGGAAAAAAGCGACCTGGCGCCATTCGCTTATTACTTCGACCCACGACAAGCGCAGATCCTCATCAACTTTGCCGAGAAGTTGACCATTGCCGAGGGCGACGAAGAAACGCCGTTCGTCTGCGCTGACTTCCAGGCGTTTATCCTTGGCAGCCTGCACGGTTGGCGCACAAAAGACGGCAACCATCGCCGGTACCGGACCTCATACATACAACTGGCCAGGCAGCAGGGCAAAAGCATACTTAATGGGATCCTGGCCACATTTTATGGCAACTTTACAAAATACAAATATGCACAGATCTACTGCGCAGCCACCAAAACAGACCAGGCCAAGATTGTATTCAACGAAGTGGTAAAGTTCATCCGCAGCGACCACGACCTGGAGGCCCTATTCAATGTGCACGAGCACAACTCAACTATAGATTGCAAGCTGACCGGCAGCCGCATACGAGCACTATCCGGTGACACCAAGCGGATAGATGGTTTCCGACCATACCTGGGGATCGTGGACGAATACCACGCCCACAAAAACAACCAGGTTTACAAACTGCTGGAGGGCGGCACAAAGTTTATGCAATCCTGCCTGATCAGCGTTATCACTACCGCCGGCTTCAACCTCAAATATCCTTGTCACAAGATGTACGAAACCTGTTGCAATATCTTGGACGGCACTTTTGATAATCCAACACGATTTGTATTCATTGCAGAAATGGACCAGGGAGACGATTATTTCGAGCCAACCAACTGGCTAAAGCCAAATCCCCTGCTACGAGACAGGCCGGATCTGCTGGGTAATATGATCGCCACAGCTAACGAGGCCCGGCTGGAGGGCGGAGACACTCTCCGTGACTTCGTTGTAAAGCAGCTGAACTGCTGGATCCAAGCAGCGGGTAACAACTACATTGAAAACGCAGAAGAATGGACGGCAGGTGCGTCAGACCGCACCTTAAAGGACTTTATCGGTTCAAAGGCTTATGCCGGCTTGGACCTGTCCTCCGGCGGCGATCTGACCAGTATAAGTATCGTTGTCCCCTACTATGTGGATGGCGAAAAACAGTACTTTGTTTTCAGTCACAGCTTCATGCCGTCCAGGCGGCTGGAAGAACATATACAGTCGGACGACGCCCCATACGATGTGTGGGTGCGGCAGGGTCTGATTACGGTAACGGAGACAATGGGCGGTGTAAAAACAGACTACCGCTACATTCTCAATTACCTTAAGCAACTGATTGCAGACTATGACTTGGATCTACAAGTCATCTGTTACGACCCGCACAACGCTTCTGCATTTCTGGCAGACCTGGAGGAGATCGCCCCCTGCCTGTCAGTAACGCAAACGCACCGGGTGCTGTCAACGCCTACGGAGGACCTACGGCTGGAGATCAAGGCAGGGCATGTGGAGTATAACGGCGACGACGCCCTTTTGACCCGCTCCATGCTGTCCGCCAAGACGGTGGGCAACTCCTATGGAGAGGTTAAGATCGACAAGGAAGTCAAGACGGACCGTATCGACCCGGTAGACGCGCTGATCGACGCCTGGCTAATGGCAATGCAGGAGGAGCAGGCAGTCAACTTGGACGATGTGGTAGAAGAATATCTTTCACTGATGGGAGCGAAATAAAATGCCATTTTTTGATAATCTGCGAAAAAACGCAACGGCAGTACGAAACGCCTTTGTACAGCCAAGCACTTCGCCGGGGGACGAAAGCCTGATGGAGTTTCTGGGCATTCAAACATCCGGCAAACGGCCACAAAATGATGTGACCTATTACATTTGCCTGAAGAAAAAGGCAGAGACTTTGGGGTCAATGCCGCTGAAGTTTTACCGAAAGTCCGAGGGCAAGATCGAAACGGCAAAAAAGGACGATATGGCGGTGCTGCTGACAGAGCGGCCAAACCCATATATGACACCGGCCACATTCTGGAGTAGCGTGTCGGCCAACCTGGACCACTACGGCAACGCCTATGTGTGGGTGCAGCAAGATTTCACCAGGCAGAAGTATGGTGGCTCCGTCAAGGCCAAGGGCCTGTGGATCATGCCATCTAATCAGGTCAATCTGCTGGTGGACGACGCCGGTATCTTCGGGACGGACGGCGGCGGGCTGTACTACTGGTATCAAGACCGCTACACCGGGCACAGCTATATCTTTGACCCGGACACCGTGCTGCATTTCAAGAACTTCTTTACATTCGATGGGTACCGAGGGGCGTCAGTATTGGAGTTGCTGCGGTCCACCGTAGACGGCCAAATAGCTGCACAGGAATACCAAAACAAGCTGTTCAAGAACGGCATGACAGGAAAGGCCGTGCTGAATTACACAGGCGAGTTAAGCGAGGGCGCCAAAAGAAAAATGATTGCGCAGTTTGAAGAATTCGGTGCAGGTGCCAGCAACGCCGGACGCATTATTCCAGTCCCGCCGGGCTTCAAACTGGAGCCAATCGACTTTAAGTTGTCAGACGCCCAGTTCTTGGAGTTGAAACAGTACGGTGCTTTGCAACTTGCGGCAGCGTTCGGGATCAAGCCAACGCAGATCAATGACTACTCCAAGAGTAGCTATGCAAACAGTGAACAACAGCAGTTGGCATTTCTGACCGAGACAATGCTGTTTCCAATATCACAAATTGAGCAGGAATTAAATTATAAATGCCTGACAGATCCGCAGCGGGCAGCTGGATTTTATTACAAATTCAATGACAAGGTGCTACTGCGGACCGATAGCAAAACACAGACAGAGATCTTTGCACAAAAGGTGGACAAGGGCATTGCTACCATCAATGAGTGCAGAGAGCTGGAAGACAATCCGCCGGTACAGGGCGGTGACAATCCCATTGTCAACGGAACATACATTCCGCTTGATAGAGTTGGTGACCAGTATGGCGCCAACAACACAGACTGAAGGAAAGGAGGATCGTATGAACAAGGTATTGAATTTTGAGCGCTTTAACCGTGTGAGCAACAAGCGCGAAAAAGTCGGCTACTGTGCCCTCTATGATGAGGCGGACAGAGCTGTGCTGAACTTCTATGGCGACATCTGTATGTACGACTACAGCGGATATGGCGGCGAGTATGCCAATGACAAGTGCCCCCAGCAAGTAGCCGACTTCTTCAACCAGATTGAGCCGGACAAGCCGGTTGAACTTCACTTCAACTCCGGCGGCGGCGATGTGTTCGCCGGGATCGCCATTGCCAATATCATCAAAGCACACGCAGGAGAGACCGTCGGATATGTGGACGGTATTGCCGCCAGCATTGCCTCCGTCATTCTGTGTGCCTGCGACCGGGTGGTCATTCGCACAGGTGCCCAGGTGATGATCCACGACCCGATGACGGGCTGTTGGGGCAATGCTTCTGACTTTGCGGCGGTAATTGAGCAGCTGAACATTGCAAAGGACTGCATTCTGGAACTGTACAGCACAAAAATGTCCGATAAAGTGGACAGAGAAGCGCTTGCCAACCTTATGACGGCAGAAACTTGGCTAACTTCGCAGAATATCGCCGAAGTGTTTAGCTTCGAGGTGGAGAACGCAGAGCCGATGGTGGCCTGTGCAAGCACATTCTACGACAGGTACACACGCCTGCCGCCCGGTGTCAACGCCGACACCGCCAAAGACGCCAAAAAGGACAAAATCCTGGCGGATTTATACCTTTATGGAACGAAACAAATAAATTTTTAGGAGGAAAAAACATGAACAAAAAGCTCAGAGCCCTGCTGGATAGCATTAACGCGAAGAAGCAGGAAGTACAGGATTTGGCCGAAGCAGGCAAGCTGACCGAGGCTCAGACCGCAAAAGACGAATTGCAGCAGTTGCAGCAGAAGTTTGATCTGCTGGCTGATGTAATGGACGCCCATAAGAACAATGCCGGTGCAGAGCCGCACCAGGTCATTGATCAGCAGGAATTTACGCCGAAGCAGTGCAGAAGCGCATTCGCCGCCCTGATCAAGGCGCAGTTTGCCGCCAAGCGTAAGGGCGGTGACCCGGAGGACTACCTGTCCGATCAGGAAAAGCAGATCGTGAACAAAATGACCGAGGGCACAGACGCAAACGGTGGCCTGACTGTCCCGCAGGACTTGCAGACTGCCATCAAGGAGCTGAAACGCAGCCTGATTGCGCTGGAGGATCATGTGAATGTGGAGAACACAACGGTCAACAAAGGCTGCCGTGTAATCGAAAAGGACGCCGCCATCACCGCGTGGCCCGCAGTAGATGAAGCGGCCGACTTTACCGAAGGAGACACACCAACACTACTGGCTGTGGATTACTCCATCAAGAAGTACGGCGACATTATGAAGCTGACCAACGATCTTTTGGCAGACACAGCCGAAAATCTGCTGGCATTCCTGACAAAATACTGTGCAAAGAAAAGCACCGCGACCCGCAACGCCAAGATCCTGGCCGCATTTGATGCAGCAGCGGGCGAAAGTCCGGTTACTATCGCCGATGTAGACGGCTTGAAGAATGTATTCAATGTGACCCTGGATCCCGAAGTCGCACTAAGTGCTGAAGTGTTCACCAACCAGGACGGCTTTAACTTCATGGACCAGCTGAAAGACAAGGACGGCCGCTACATTCTGCAGCCGAACCCGATGGACAAGACCAGCAGACTGCTCTTTGGTGCCTATCCTGTTACCGTTCTGTCCAACAAGGCTCTTAAGACCGACACTGCCAAGGGCGCACCCATTTATATGGGCGACGGCCACGAGGCAGTAACCCTGTTTGACCGTGAGAAGATGACCATTGAGGCAAACCCCAATGTGTACTGGACTTCTGACACGATGGGCTGCAAGGTGCGCGACCGCTTCGATGTACAGGTGGTTGACGGCGAGGCCATGGCCAAGGGCTTCTTGAAAGCAGCAGCGGGCTAATTTGCAGTCAACTGCAAAAGAACGGAGGTAAGCAATGGAACTGAACACGGCTAAGAGCTACCTGCGGGTGGACTATGCGGACGATGACGAGCTGATCCAGTTGATGATTGACGCCACGGCGGCAACGCTTGGCGAATTGATCCCCGGCTATAACGCAGCCGCACCGACCGCACGACAAGATCTGTTGCTGCTGATGTCCGTTAAGGACCTGTACGACCACAGGGAGAAGTACGGCAAAAACACGCAGCTTCTCAGCGGTCACGCCTCCACATTTCTGTACAGCGAGATCTACGGAGGTGCCGGTGATGGAAATTAAAATCAATATTCGCAAGCGAGTTTTTTCCACCACCGGCGGCCGACAGATCGAAGATAAGGCAGGCGCCCCACACTATATGAATGTGTGGGCAACGCCGGCCGATCTGTACGGCGAAGAACTGTACCAGGCAATGGCCGCCAAGCTGCATGAAGTGCTGGCATTCAGACTGCGTTACTGCAAGGCCCTGGAAGATATGCGAGGGCATGCCAAGGACTACTTTGTGGAAGAAGTAGCCACCGGCGCACGCTATCGGATATACCATCTCGACTATTCGAGAGGCAGCCGCGAGTTCGTTACGCTAAAGTGTGAGCGTACCACATAAGGGGTGATCTTATGATAGTCAACATGGAGTTCCAAGGTATGGAGCAGCTGTTAAAGAACCTGCAAGAGGCAAGTTCCATAGATGTGGTGGGCCAATGCACCCGCCACATCATCAATCTGTCCAAGCTGGAAACACACAGGACAATGAAGCGGAATGTGCCAAGATCGAGGGACCACAGCAAAACTGGTCGGTATCTCGGCCACAGGTTCGTGCAGTACTCACCTGCCAACGCCGCTGATGTGATCCCGGTGTCAAACACAAGGACAGACACAGACGGCCGCTCAAACGCAGAGGTAGGCTGGAAGCTCAGCGACAACAGCCCGCAGTTTTATATGAAGTTCGTTGAATGGGGAACATCAAAAATGCGCCCCCGAGAATTCATCAACAAAACAAACAAGCAGTGCGAGGGCATGTACCGCCGCATTGCCGAAACGACGCTACAGTCATACGCCAACAAGTATTTAGGTGACTAAGGAGACAGATATGTTAGATGTGATCAATGAAGCCAGTATTGCACTGTTGCAGATCTCCGGCCGGGGTATTCCGGTCCGTGAGGGGTGGTATGACCCGGACATTACAGACACGCATATCTCGCTTTGGCCGCTTAGCTATGCGGAGGATGACCACAGCGACGATGACAGCGAGAGCGAGACGGCTACGGTTCAGGTGAATATTTGGAGCCTGGTGGACGAGGTGGCGCTGGCCGCCGAAGTGCTGGCTCTGATGAAAGCCTACGGCTTTGACTTCCTGGAGAGCAACAACGCTTACGAGGACGATACAGAGCTATATGTCAAACAGCTGCGCTTCTCGCTGACAGTTGAAAAGAACAATGCCGCCAATCAGGCGGAGAAAGGATAAGTAAATGAGCGAGGAAAGAAATGTACATAGCCGCCGTGTCGGTCTGAAAGACATCTATGTGGCGCTGGTCACCAAAAACGACGCAACCGGCTACACCGCCGGCACTCCGACCAAGCTGGCAAGAGCCATCAGCGCAAAAGTGAGTGACAAGTTCTCCAGCGAGAAGCTGTATTCAGATGACGCGGTTGAAGAAACAGCGACAAACTACGAGGGTACGGAGATCGAGCTGGATGTCAACGCCCTGACCCCGGCAGAAAAGGCTACGCTTTTTGGCCATCTGTATGAAAAGGGCTTTCTTGTGAAAGGTGAAGACGACAAGCCGAACGAGATCGCAATTGGCTATCGCGTCAAGCGCCTAAACAATAAATACGATTTTGTGTGGTATTTCTGCGGCACCGCCAGCGAGGGTATGGAGGAGACGAACGAGACCAAGGCGGACAAGGTGTCTACACAGACCGACACGGTAAAACTGTCCTGCTATGCGCGCAAGCATGATGGCAAGTTTAGCTGCTCCGTAGACGAAAGCAATCTAATAACAGAAGACACGGACGCTGCCAGTGCTATTGAAAACTGGTTCTCCAAAGTTCAGGAGTGGCCGACAAGCACAGCGGCCGTAGGCGGTTAAAGGAGTAAAATATGGACGCAATTATGGAAAAGGCTCCGGCTGCACAGCTGGAGCTTAACGGTAAGACTTACACAATCAACCACATGGGCACGGCTACATACCTGCGCTACAAACAGGCATGCGAAGCGGTCAACTTGGAGGAGGACGCCATCGACGCTCCGACCTACACCGCCATAATCAACGCCTTGGCGATTGCTTTCGGTGAACAGTTCACACCCGAAGAGCTGGCAGAAAGTGACACAGATGTGGCCGATGTGATCGTAGCCTACATGGCCGTGGATCTCAATCTGGCACAACGGATTGAACAGAAGATTGACGCCATGACGGCAAATTTCAAGACTGGCAGCTGATCCCGGATATAACGGTCAGTTGCCACGGAACAATCTACCGTTCCACGGCGTCCCTGGAGTTCTACCGGCGGTACTGCACCTATATGCGTGCCGTCGGTACGGATGAACCACCGGGACTGCAAGCAACGATCCGCCTTGTGCAGGCCGTACTGCCAACAGCAGCGGGCTATGTACCGGAAGCCGATATAGAGGAAGTGCTGGTAGCGGGCAACACCGCCCACTTCTTGGCCCAGCGGATCACGGAAGCCATCAACCGGCTAAGTCCGGAGGAACAGGTGGAACGAGTAAAAAGTCTATTCGATGAATACGACAAAGAGAACGGCTACACGGACGAAGAGGACGAGCAAGACTACTGGAGCGCACAACTGGAGGTAATCAACAGCCTGCTGGATGTGGCAACCCAGTGCCTGCGCTGCGATCTGCAATACGCCCTTACCGGTGATGTGTTTGCCATTCTCTCTTTGATCAAATACAAGCTGGAACACGCAGATGAGCGGTAGAAAGGAGGAAGACAATGGCAGTAGCGTCAATACGACTGACGGCCAGCGCAAACAGCTATACAGCTGTTATGAAGCAGGCGAACGCCCAAATGCGGCAACTACAGCAGGAGTACTCCTTAGCTGCACAAAAGGCTAAACTGATGGGTCAGTCCCACCAGGAGGTCGGCGCCCGGGTGCAAATGCTCACGGAGAAGATCAAAGCCCAGGAGGAAAAGATCTCCGCCAACAGTAAGCGGGTAGCCGAACTCACGGCTCAAGACAAAAAGCTATGGCAGCAGCACTCCGAGTTGCAAAACAAGCTCAATCAGACAAAAGCCGCCTACGACAAATCTGCCGAGGCAACAGGCAAAAACAGCAAACAGACCGCAGCCTTACGGAAAGAGGTCAAAACGGCGGAAAAAGCGCTTTCCGAAAACGAGAGAAAAATACAGAGCAATGCCGATAAGCTGGCCAAAGCCAAGAACCAAGGCACGCTGTTCTCCAAGGAATTGGAAAACATGAAGCTGAAGCTGAAAGCGGCTAACAAAGAGCTTTCCTCCGCCAAGCTGAAAGAGTACGGCGATAAAATGAAAACCGCCGGAGATAAGGTGTCAGCAGCGGGCAAGAAAATGATGGGCATTACCGCCGCCGTCACAGGTGTGGGCGTTGCTTCTGTTAAAACTGCGTCGGACTTCGACAGTGAGATGTCCCGCGTAAAGGTGATTGCCGGTGCAACCGACGACGAATTCGAGAAGTTGCGCAAGCAAGCTATCCAGCTGGGTGCAGACACGGTATTTTCCGCTTCTGAGTCCGCAGCCGGCATGGAGAACTTCGCCACCGCAGGATATAACGCCAAGGAGATCATGGCAGGTATTCCCGGTGTATTGAACCTGGCGGCTGTGTCCGGCGGTGATGTAGCCAATGCGGCAGAAGTAATGGCTACCACCATGCGGTCCTTTAATTTGGACGCCAGCGAGTCTGTCCATGTGGCGGACGCATTCGCAAAGGCGGCAGCAGACACCAACGCAGAAGTGGCAGACATGGGCGAGGCCATGAAGTATGCCGCCCCCATCGCCTCCTCATTAGGTATTTCTCTTGAAGAAACCGCAGCGGCTATCGGCATTATGTCCGACCAAGGTATTAAGGGCAGCCAGGCCGGTACATCTCTGCGAGGCGCATTATCCCGACTGGCAGCGCCAACCAAAGCAATGAGAGACACCATGGAAGAGTTGGGTGTCAAGTTCTTTGACAGCAAAGGTAACATGATATCCCTTAGTGAGCAGGTCGCGCAGCTCCAGTCCAAGTTTAAGGGTATGACCCAAGAGCAGAAAGAAAATGCCATCGTTACACTGTACGGCAAAAACGCCTTATCAGGTATGCAGGCGTTGATCGATCGAGGGTCCGGCGCGCTTACCAAAATGACGAACAGCTTTAAGAACGCAGACGGCGCCGCACAGGATATGGCAGACAACATGCTGGACAATCTGGCAGGCGATGTGGAAAACATGAGCGGTGCTTTTGAGTCTGCCGGGATCAATTTGGCCTCACAATTCACACCGGAGATCCGCTCCATCACACAAGCTGTGACCAACGCCATAGACAAGTTCAATGGATTAAGTGACAGCCAACAGAAAACGATTGCTGTGATCGCATTAGTGGTGGCCTCTATCGGACCGCTACTCCTTGGCGTAGGGAAAATTATTGGTACAGTCGGAAGTGCAATATCCGGCATTTCCGAGATCAAGAGCGCCGTGTCCGGCCTTGGCCTGGTCAGCAAGATCTCCAGCGGCGCCGGGAAGATAGGTAAGGCTATCACAGGTGTATTTTCGACGCTTGGCCTTAAAGGCGTGATTATTGCCGCCGTTGTGGCTGCTGTAGTAGCCGGTATCGTGCTGATCATCAAGAATTGGGACAAAATCAAGCCGGCATTGGAAAATGTGTGGAACAAAGCGAAAGCCATATTTCAGACAGCCTGGAATTGGATAAAAAACATCTTCACGACATTGTGGAACTTTGTTAAGACAGTATGGAACGGAATAAAGAACGGAATACAGGTGGCCATTATGTTCATCGCCAATCTGTTCAGCGCTGCGTTTAACATTATAACGCTGCCATTCCGCTTTATATGGGAAAAATGTAAACAATATGTTTTCGCCGCATTCAATGCTATCAAGACCGTTATTTCAAGCGCACTGCAAGTGATCCGCACCATCATCTCGACTGTCGGTAATGCGATCAAGCGAGTCTGGACCGCTGTGTGGAACGGTATTAAGGCTGTCCTGACGCCAATTATCAACGGCATTAGGAATATAATCACCAAGGTGTTCACTGCAATCCGTGTTGTGATCGTCACTTATGTGACCATCTGGAAAAAGATTATAACCACTGCCTGGAAAGCGATTAAGACCGTAGTGACCACAGTGGTCAACACCATCAGGACGGTTGTATCGACGGTATTCAATGCGCTAAAGAACATAATCAGCGTACCGCTGAACTGGATTAAAAACCTGGTAGCGCGCATTTTCGGTGGGATCAAAGACAGCATATCAAACAGTATTAACAATGCGAAAAACATTGTGAGCAAAGGTTTGGCTGCCATTCGGGGCTTCTTCAACAAGCTAAAATTGAAATTTCCGAACATCAAGTTGCCGCACTTTAGTATCACCGGCGGCTTCAGCCTGGATCCGCCGTCTGTACCCAAGCTGAATATCGACTGGTACGCAGGCGGCGCCATTATGCGCGGGCGACAGATCTTTGGCGCATACGGCGGCACACTGCTGGCAGGCGGTGAACCAAGCACCGGCGGAGAGGCAATTCTGCCGTTGAGTCCGTTCTATACGGCCCTTAGCAAAATGCTGGACAACCAGCTCCAGCGACTGATCGCCTGTGTTCGTCCGACAGTGATCGTACATACTTACCTGGACGGTAAGGAGATCGGCAGTAAGGTCGTACAGCAAGTCACGGACGAGGTCACCAAAGACCAGCGGAACTATGAAATGGCAAAGGGGTTAGATACCGATGGATAAGTTTGACTTTACTTTCGGAGGCAGAAATGCCTCCGAACTGGGGGTTAAAGCAACCCAGCGGCCCAATATGCCCGCCGCAGTCAAAAAGATTGAGGAAACCAATGTGGCGGCTATGGACGGTAGTTACTACCTTGACCAAGGTACATACGAAGACATACAGGTAGCGTATTCCTGCAACTTCCTGGTACCGGACGGCACAGAATGGGACGAGCGGGTGCGCGAGATCAAAGAATGGCTATTCCACCCGACCGGAGCCAGCCAGTTGATCAAAAATGACGACCCGGAGTATTACCTCAGGGTCCGTAAGGTGGAGACTTCCGAGTTCACCCGCATATACCGGCGGCTGGCTCAGTTCACGGTCACATTCACCTGCACAGCGTACCAGTACCTGGTGCGCGGTAGCACAAGAGTGCCGTGCCCGGAGGCCGTTAACAATCAGTTTGAGACAGCGTACCCGATCTTCTATATAACGACAAAATACCCAACCGGAAACACGGCAACGATCACAGTCAACGGCAATGCAGTGACCGTACAGATCACAACGCCAACCACCATTATAGATGTGGAAAGGCGTATGGTCTACACCGGCGATTATAAGATCATCAACGGCAACGCAACCGGCGACTTGGACGGCCTGGTGTTGGTCAAGGGCGCAAATACGATCAAGTTCGGTGGAACAAAGAACCCTGCAACGCTGGAGTATGTGCCAAACTGGAGGCGCCTATGATCGAAGTGTATTCCAAGCAGAATTTCACAGGAAAAGCGGCACTGAAACACAATGGCGATATGGTACTGACGCCTTATTCCTGCACCGTCAGCATTGAACTGGGCGGCGCCATAGTGGTGGAGATGGAGCACCCGGTAGACACATTGGGCCGGTGGAAGTACATTGCAGAAGAAAATGTGTTGGTGGTGGACACACCCTGGGCGGAACGCCAAGCGTTCAGAATATGGCAAGTCGTTACTTCTGACACCAAAGTCAAAGCTTCGGCGCAGCATATTATATTCGACTTGAAGCGGACGCTGCCAGGAGAATGCGGGGATTATCAGTCCAACTGCTACGGTTTTGCCAACACAGTGCTGAGCCAGTCCGACTTTAGGCCAAATGTAACCGGGCTCGACGCATTCAAGTCGTTTTCCTGCTATTACTCGGACGCCAAGAGTGCATACGACGCATTGCTCGGAGACGATGAAAGCGTGATCCGTAAATGGTCAGCCGAATGGCTACCGGATAATTTTAACATTCAGATTATGAAACAGTTGGGAAAAGACCGAGGACTTGTCCTTAGAGATGGAGTCAATGCCTCTGGAGTGGAATTCACGGTTAACACCAACGATGTGGTCACAAGTATTCTTCCCACTACGACAGAGGGCATATACAATGACGACTTGGTAGTAAGCGAAAAAGAAAAGGAGTTCAGCTACCCTCATATTGCCATCAAGTCGTATTATGTAAGCCCGAAATATACGCCGCAGGCGTTCTCTGTATATCCGGGGCGACTTAAACTAAGCGGAAAAAAAGTGATACGCGTAGAGGAGAAAGGCAGTTTCTATGGCGTAGCGGCCGTGTCGTCGAACAGCAGCTACAAATTAACATCGCGGTTCAGAAGTGACTGCCCATTTTTCTTTGCATATCAAGATGGGGATCAGTGGATGACAGAGCCTGCACAGACGGCGACAAGCGACTGGAAAAATAGCTTTGCGTACAGCTTCAAGCCTCCAAAAGGCGTAACATCAATAAGGTTCAACCTGGTAAGACGACCGGGCAGCGGAATAAACCCTTTTAAGCACTCGATCCGCAGGTTGACCAATAACGACGCGGCGTTTACGGACATCGAAGATGTGATTAAGGAGATCCGGCGGTTAGCCGCTTTGGAATTTTCAGTGGATAGAATAGACGAGCCAAAAATCAATGTGGCCGTTGACTATCTGGATCTGCGAAAGGATCCAGCGTACCAAATGTTCCGGGAACTGGAACACATAGAACTCGGCGACACCGTTACCATCGCTCTGAATAAGTTGGGCCTGTCAGTCAAAGCAAGAGTGATCAAACTGACATATGACTGCTTAAAGCACGAATTGACCGGTTGTGAGATTGGTTCGTTTAAGCGCAACTATTACCGCAGAGTGACCCAACGAAGCTATAAGGCCATGCAGGGCATTCACCAACTGAACAGAGACAGTATGACAGCCGACAACACACTTGAACTGATCAAAGCCTATACCGAAACGGAGGATGATATCGAATGACAACATTGCAGGAAATATTTATTGACATCAACGGTGCAAACCGTTATGTGACTGTGAGCGCTAAAGCAGAAGATGACGCCGGGCGCGTTGTGCTGATCAACCTCCTGGACAACGGTGCTCTGTATGCGCTACCGGCAGACGCAGAAGCCAGGGCGGTCATGATCCGACCAAACGGTACAAAAGCGTTGATCACCGCCCAAGTGATCGACGGCAAGGTCCAGCTGACAATGAAAAGCAGTATGCTCATCCTGGGAACAAGCAAAGTAGAGATCCTACTGTCCACTACGGACGGCAAGGTCATTACAACGGCAAAATTTGCCATTAAAGTGCACGGTACCCAGAGCACCGCCGGTATGGAACAAAGCGACGACTGGTCCGCCCTCCGGGACGCACTGTCCAAGCTGTCCCAAGTGCCGGCGGCCGAAGATGTAGCAACGCTCAAGGCGGCCGTAGCGCTTGTCAATGGGCGATTGCAAAAGCAGGCGCAAACCACACACATCCAGGCGGTCCTTGCCGCAAAATTCACACCGACGGCTGAGGGAACATACGAGGCGCCGGTGTACCTAAGCCTTACATCGGCGGCGCGCCAATACGGCACAGCGCTCACCCTCGCTGACGGCGGCGTAAAAATAGGCAAAGGCGTAAGCAAAGTGAGGATCACCGGGCAGGCGTATATGTATGAGTCCACCGCTCTAACGCAGTGTGAAATGGACTTGTACATCGTTAAGGCCGACGGCACGGCAACACGCGTTGAGCGGTGTATATGTACAAGATCCGGTAAGTATGAGACATACATCACCGGGCCAATCGTTACAGCAGTCAGCGAGGGTGACATCATTAAGCTGGCTTACATCGGAAAGCAAGACACCTCATTCATTAACTATAACGACGCCACCATGCTGAATGTGACTGTTGAAGAGTGGGATCTGTCTACGGCAGCGGGCGCGGATCTATCCGCAGATGATGTGCTTCTTAACAAATGGCACACCGGCACCGCCATTGATGGTGCAGCGGGCAGTGAAAGCACCTACCCGGCTTCCGGGATCAGCTCCGCATTCATCGGCGACCTGTATCTCAACCTGAGTACCGGCACGGTGTACCAATGCACGACCACCGGTACGGCGGACAAAGCCACCTGGAAGTATATGGCGGTGCTGTCAAATGTAGGTAACGGAACCGTGCAGGCCAAGCACCTGGCAGAGGGTGCGGCGCTTGGGAATATCGGCCTGAATTCAATTACAAGCGCCAAAATAGCAGACAGGGCAATCACGAGTGAAAAAATTACCTACAGCGGCGTGGAGCAGGACAACATCAAGGACGGCGCGGTGACAACGCCGAAGATCGGCAGCAAGGCGCTCAAAGCCTGGCACTTCTCCGATAGTATCATTGGGAAAGGTCTTCTGACTGACGCCCTGGCCAAGGAGATCACAGACGCCACGACGGGCCTTGCCGAGGTGAAAGAGGAGCTGGCAGACGCAGGTGAAACATGGGAGCCTGTGTTTTCCAAGACCTTTGACGCTGACACCACGGCAAACCAGCAGTGGAACCTCACCAAGCCCTGCCGCAAGATCAGACTGCGTATGGCTGTGGCAGGGAGTGCTGCCAACTCCGCCGCTGGTGACATTACAGTGTACATTAACTCCTATACGAGTAAGTGTTTTCTGCCGAATGCATTCCGGTTCGAGACTGCAACTACTAAGGGCTCATTCGCCGTTGCTGAGGTAGAGATTGCCGAGGATATGGTGCGCGTGCAAACCAACAAGAGCAATATCGCCAGCAAATTCAACGCGGCCAACTCTATGACCGGCGGCTCCATTTGGCTCGCAAGTGGGATCACATTTAACATTTTCAAGGACGCCGAGGGCCACGGTGCAATCAAAGCCCTGTCGTTTCCGACCAACGGCAAGACCATTGGCGCCGGCACCCAGGTGGAAGTATTGGGGGTGGCAAAATGAATGTAGAGACAGAAAGTCGCATTGCATTTCTTAAGGCTGAGCTGGCGGAAACAGACTACCTATGTTTGAAGTACACGGACGGCGCGCTGTCTGAGGAGGAGTACGCGCCAATCCGCAGGCAGCGGGCAGAATACCGGGCAGAGATCAACGCACTGCAAGGGGGTGATAGCGATGTATAACGCATTTCTCACCGCCGCCATGACTGCTGCCGTGTCAACGGTTGTGGGCAGTGCCGTGTCTGCCGTTATCGCTTCATTGATTGCAAAGAAAAAGAGCAAGAAAGCAATGGATGAAGTCACCACAGCCCGGTACATAGCCATTGAAAACGGCTTGCAATCCATATTGCGTGCAGAGATCATACGGCAGCACGAAAAGCATACCGAGCGGCACTACTGCCCCCTCTATGCAAAAGAAGCAATGGTCAAAGTCTATGACGCCTACCATGCGCTGGGCGGCAATGGTATGATGACCAAATTTTATAATGAGATTATCGCGCTCCCGGAGGAGCCACAACAAAAGGAGGACTAAAAAATGAAAGTAACCGCAGGAACAATCGCAAGAACCGCCGTTCTGGCGGTATCTCTGCTGAATGTACTCTTGAACGCCTTTGGTAAGAACCCCTTGCCGTTCAGTGACGATGAGGTGTACACTGCCGTGTCAACGGTGGTAGCCGTGGTGGCTTCACTGGCCGCATGGTGGAAGAACAACAGCTTTACAAAGGCTGCACTAAAGGCGGACGAAGCCCTTGCGCTGGAGCGCACGGAGACGGCGGAGAGTGAGGCGGTAAGTCATGAGTAAACTGTACTATTGCAGACAGACCACCGAAAAGTGCAAATCTATCAGATACCCCAGCAAGGCTCATCCCTATAAATACGGCACTTCCGGCTGTATCTATACCAGTGGTTGCGGAGTGTGTGCCAGTCTTATGGTTTTACATAACTTTGGTTTTACCGGCTTGGACACCGCTGCTTGGACACAGAAGTGCCTACTGATGGGTGCACGGTCCGCAGATGGCACAAACATGGATAAGGTGGCGGCGTACCTTGAAAAGCACTACTCCATTGTGAGCAAGCGGGCTAAGACCGTTGCCGACCTGAAGAACCACCTGAAAGCCGGTGGCAAGGCCATTGTATGCGTATCAGGCGGCGGCAAGAAGCTGTTCTCCAACGGCGGCCACTATATCTATATTGGCGGCCTGGACAAATCCGGTAACCTGATCGTGCTGGATCCGTACTGGTATGATGGCAAGTTCACCATGACTGCCAACCGCAGGAAGTACACTAAAGTGAAAAACGCCAGGGAAGTGTATGTACAGCCCGGAGCGTTGGCTTCGGACATCAGCGGCATTTGGCTGTTCACCAACGCCAAGGGTGCCAAGACTGTATATGCGGAGAATGATGTAAACTACCGCAAGGCAAGCCCCAAGGCGCCCGCCATTAAGCCGGGCACATACACCACCACGGCGGTGCGGGGGATCTACAAGGGCGCAGGTGCAGCCACCGGGCGCAAGAAGGTCAAGGATCTGACCACGGACGGACGGCGACACGCTACCAGTAGCAAGTCAAAAGCAGACGCTATGCTGCGCTCCGGCACAACCATCACCGTGCTGGAGACCAAGCTGCTCAGCACCGGTAACTTATGGGCACGCTGTCCCTCCGGCTGGCTGTGTGTGTGGGAAAAAGACGGCAACAAGAAATATATTAAGTAAAGGAGACAAAATGGCAGAAGCGAAGAAACCCGCCACCAAGGCGGCAAAAAAGGACAAGGCATTCCAGATCAAGGTAGTGTTCCAAGGATCCGTCAGGGTCCACAGCCGCCCGATCTTGGGAGACGAGGATGTGCTCCGGCTGGCCAAGACCGGCGATATGCTAATGGCAAGGACTGTTGACAGAAGCACGGACACGCCGTTCTACGAATTGGTGGACGGTGGCTATATTGCCGCAGATCCGGCACTTGTGGTCAAAGCATAAGACATAAGAAAAGAGACCCGGCAGGGAGTGATCCCACCGGGTCTTTGCTGTTAGATTTTGTTTTCGTGTTCCAATTTGTAAGCCATTAGATCCAGTACATAACCGGGGCACTGTCGATTGCCGTAGATCCAATCTTGAACAGTTCGTAGCGGTATGCCAAGTGTGCCGGAAAATGCGCTTATGCTCAGTCCGCTGGCGTCGTACAGATCTCTTACGCTGTCAAAAGATCCAGGCGAAACAGTTGGCCGGCTTTGGCGGAGCGCATACGCCAAGAGTTGACCCAAAGTCATACTTTCAAGCCATTCATCCTCGGACAAATGGAAGCGCTTTTCTTCTTCTTGATCAAGTGCATAATCAAACACGATCTTGACTCCGGCCTTGACCCTGCAAGCTACGCTTACCTTTTTGGTGCGGCGCAGGTGCTGTATGTCCTCCCGCACATCCTTGATCAAGTCCGCACATTCAAAGGACACTTGCTGCCCCAAGTTATTTAATATGGCCATGTTTTCACCTCACTTTTCTTCAAGAACATTGTAATCCCAGCTGTCTCCGTCCGGATCAAAACCTTCCCACATCTGACGAAGCTCGGTCTTGTAGCCTTTGCTGGCCCGCTCGCCGTCAAAAGCCATTTTGGCAGCTTCAAGATCTGTTCCCAAATAATACTCCCATTCGTCACCGGGTTCTCCGTTCTTCCGGACCTGATAGGTAACTACCTGGTAATAAGTGTCGTTTCTTTTCATTTCCATTATCCTTTCTGTGTTGTGAATACAGTCTGCTTATCGCTTTAGAGCAGTAGCCAACGCCGCAATACTTGAAACAACGGCCACGCACAAAGATGGGATTTTAAGCGGTTCCGGAAAAACCGTAAACGCCATTATGCAAAGCAAACCAGATGTGCAGATGAACAAAAGTGTTGACTTTTTCATAACTAACGCATATACTAAAGATGTGCCGGGATCAGAGGGCGTTTCCGCCCTCCGACCTTGGCTACCGTTACCGTTTTTTGTTGTGTGGATTTTCGGTGGCGGTATTTTTTTGCTTTTTCACAGCTACGATGAAAGAAGCAGTTGCGATAATGTTGGCCCACAGGCCAATCAATATCTCAATAACATCTTTAGCTTTCACATTATCACCTCCTTTCTGTCTATCATTATAGCACGCATTGCGTGCTAAGTCAAGAAAAATTTGCAAAAAAAATAAAAAAATTTTAGCCGGGCAGTTACTTGTCCGGCTTTTTCTATACCTCGCATTACCAAGTACTGCAATAAGTACTGCAACGCCAAAAGTTTTTTATTTTCTATCATTTCTCGTGTAAGCAGAAATTTGGCTTAAATAAGCCAAAAATGAAAATATAAAGAAAAAAGACGGCGCATATAAACGCCGTCTTAGTGGTTGCGGAGGTAGGACAAATAAGGCAAAAATCCGCGCTATATCGTAAGATTTGCGTTATGGTACTGCAATAGTACTGCAACGCCGTAATTTACGCAAAAAGCAGATCCTGCATATAAGCGTCCGCTCGGTCGCTTGCCTCTTTGTCGAACTTCTCAAAAACATCACAGTAGGTGTCCAGGGTGGTCTTTATGTCGGTGTGTCCAAGTCTTTTTTGCAGGCTTTTGGCGTGCATGCCGCTTTCTATACAGCGCGTGGCATAAGTGTGCCTTAAACTGTGCAGGGTAACTGTTCCCGGAACTGTTTGATCCAGTAGTGCGTATTTCGAAATCAAGCGTTTCAAGGTCATATTTGCCTGATTAGTAGTGATGATCTTATTTGCTCTATAGTCAAAGAAAAGGAGATCCATTTTATTTGGCCGCCAATTCTTTAGATGGTCTGACAGTAACTGAAAAGGCATATCCGGCAAAGAAAGTAGGCGTTGTCCAGCATAGGTTTTTGTGGTCTTGCCGAGGACACTGTGTTCCGAACTGTCCCGCGTGACGGTGCGGCGTATATTTACAGTGCGAAAGGCAAGATTGACATCGTGTATATCCAGCGCGTTGATTTCACCCATACGCATACCGGTATATAACATAAGCAGAAATTGAGCGCGGTAGGGGCAACTGCGTTCTTGATCGTTAAGTACGGCAATCAGCTTCTTTTCTTCATCAACGGTAAGAGCACGAACCCGATGGGTGTCATTAACGCTTTTAGGCTTGCGAAGCCCCACCATGGGATCCTTATTTAATATGTCTCTATAAATAGCAGTACGAAAGCAGCGGGCCAGCATTCCATAATCTTTTGCTATAACTGAATTGGAGTATTCCGTTATAGACATTAAATAGGACTGTATATCAGCTGGTTTTACTTTTTGCAGCGGGATAGAACCAAGCGCGCTGCGGCTGATACGCACGCATATAGCGTTCTTTCGTAAGTAGGAATTCTCGCCAATGATATTTAGCGCGCGATCTTCTTCCGTTAGGCAGCGGGCCATATCTCCGACCGTCATTTTGTCGGGGGTAATGATGGATCCGGTGGCAAGCTCATTCTTCAGAGCGTCCAGCTTTGCCCGCACATCTGCCTGTCGCTTACCGTACACAGTTTTGCGTTTGGGCTTGCCATTGGCGTCCACGCCTATAGTCAGCTGGGCAGCCCATAAGCCTTTGCTTTCCACCTTATAGATGGTTCCGTCACCGTTTCCTCTTTTTCTTGGCATTGTACTCACATTCTCCTTTACGCAGCAGCGGGCAGCGCCTAAAAAAGGGCGCAAAAAGCCCCGCTTGATTTTTCAGCAGGGCTGTGCTACAATAACCAGTGTTGGGTGGGTTATGTGCACGCACATCTCCTGCTTATCGGCTCTCCCCTGCGCCAACAGGGGGGAGCTTTTTTTATTTATTCATTATAGTTCATAAGGCAAATAAAGCAGCCCAGTGTTGAGTGGCAGTCGGCCAGCGCTCTGTGGGCAGTCTCGTCCTGGCAATCAAAGTAGTTGGCAACCGTACCCAGCTTATAATCGGGCAGGAACGGTAACTCCCGCTTGGCGCATTGCATTGTGTCGAATGAGGGAAAAGCCGTGTCCCCATCGCAGTATAGATTAGCGTTGCGCACAAGGAAGCCAACATCAAAGGACACATTGTGACCCACAAGGGGCAGATCACCGATGAAGTCCAGAACATCAGGCATTATATCGGCAGCAGCGGGCGCTTTCTCCAGCATTTCGTTGGTGATCCCAGTAAGTTTGGTAATCCGACCGGATACCGGTTTTTTTGGCCGAACAAGTTGCTGATAGCTGTCCACCACATCAGTGCCGCACACCTTTAACATGCCGACCTCTATGATCTCATTTTGAATAGGAGAAAAGCCGGTGGTCTCAAAGTCAATGACTACAAACTCCTCCGGAAACTTTCGCAGCCGGGAGCCGCGCCGATAAAAACCTTTTTCTTCTGGCTCGTCATCATCGTCTGCCGAGTCAGGCTCCGGGTCACTCATCTCGACGACCGGCAGTGTAACTGTAACAGGCTCCGTATCAATATGCACGGATATGTTCGGTATATTTTTCAGTTCGGGTTCCGTGTGTTCTGCCTCGTCAGCATACCTGGGGTTAACCCACTGCGCCACAGGCTCCACCTCTTTTTGGGCAGCGGGCGGTATAGACTCCGCTTTTGCCACCGGCTCAGGCGGAACAGCAGCGGGCTGTTTGGCAACGGACTTTTCTGTGTCCGCTTCCGGTTGTTGTGCGGCGGGTGGCTCTGCGACTGGAGGGACAGGTGGAACAACTGCCTGTTGTACTGGCTGTGGTGCAGCGGGCTGCTGCACCGTAGGCGGCATATAGTATGTACCCTGTTGCTCGTGCCGGATGTTTTCCTGCTCATCTGCGGGGATCAGTTTTAGCACCTTGGTAAGAATGATGTAATAAATCACCAACAATGCAACAGACACAACCAGGAACGGCGGAAAAGCTGCACAGGCGAGCAGTGTTGCTACAACCAACGGCGGCAGCGCATACAGTAAAATCTTGTATGATTTTTTCACGCTTTGTCCTCCAGGTTGCGGTTGATATTCGCAAGCAACTTAATGATGATCCAGTTCTGATTGAATATCGCTTCCTGCATGGAGTTGATATTCAACAGCACCGGGCTATAGTCATTGGACAGCACGCTGCCAACAGTAATGGCCGCATTTCCCTTAAAAGTCTCTATAATCCGGTTGAGTTCGTGTTCTGGAATATCGTCGGCGTACTCCTCCAGGTGGTACTTTTCGATGAATTCGTCACGCTTGGCCTTGGCGGCCTCTTGTTTCTTTCTCTCCTTTTCTTCTGCTGATGTAAACAGACCCATTTCTTTTTTCCTCCTATTAAGTAATTACATCTATAATCACGGCACGCCGTGGATTATGACATTCCACATTCAAAGTAGAATTCCAACGCCTTATGGATGAATTCTTCCGTCACATTGAAGAACTCGGCCAGCTCGTAAGGTTCCAAGCCTTGGCGCAGCTGCGCCTCCAGCTCGGCCTTGGGGATCAACTTTTTTACCGCCCACTTATCTGCCCGGCGTTCGTGCTTGCTGCGCCGGTCAAGCGGTGCGTATAGGTTGTAAAACGACCCGGTTATGCAATGCCCGGCTTCGTGGGCCAGTCGGCAGCGAGCCTCTGCGGTGCTCTCCAAACTCTGCTCGTCCAATGCTATGTAATAATCATCGCCGATATTGGCAGACACAGACTTGGCAGCGGGCATACTGCCCAGATATACCTCTATGTTGTTGCGCTCGATCTCATCGAACAGGGACTCAGTTGTTTTCATTCTCTCTCTTTCTCTTATCTTTAATGAATTCTACAAATCCTTTAACTTCCTGCCACATCTCGTCGGTAACCTCTCCGTCACCACCGAATAGTGCCACTTTGGCTATCTCCTCCGGACTTTGTTGGTCCGGGGGATTTTTTATGTCCGTATTTCCCAAAAGGTAGTCCACCGACACGCCAAAGTGTTCGGCTATAGCAGTTAAAGCGTCAGCTGACGGTATGCTACCATAGCGCCACCGGCCAACAGTCGCTTTGGAATAACCAAGTGACTGCCCAACGCCGGTCGTAGTGCCGCCCTCTTCTTTGCAGAGCGCAGTAAATCTCTCGAAAAAATCCACAATTTTGCCTCACTTTTTTTGTGCATAATCACGAAAGTACGCAAAATGTAGACTTTTAGTGTTGACAAGTACACTCTGCCAGCCTATAATGGCAACTGTAGTTTACAAATGCGTACAAGCGTGCTATAATGAGGCTGTTCTGAGACCTAAGATAACAGCGCGAGTCCGCATTTGTAAACTACAAAATGCAAAAAAGTGTGCATTTGTGCACAAAAGCACAGAAAAGGAGGTAACACAATGGACGAGTGGATCGCTGAGGCTATCGGAAAAATGCACATCAACAAGATCACACAAGTTGAGCTCGCGCAGTATATGGGTTACACGCGCAGCTACATCAGCTCAATACTGATTGGCCGACGCAAACCGCCCCAGGCAAAAGAGCGGATCCTCGGCGCAATCAACGAGATCATCGCCGAGCGCAACAACTAAATATACGGCCAGCCTTTTGGGCGGCGGCAGAGATACGCAGGCAGCGGGACCTTTTTTCATTTCTTCTCTTTCTTCTTTTCTTTTTTGTCAAATTTACCCATTATATTCCTGCTTCCGGTGCCCGCCCCACCCAACATCACATTTATCGCCAACGGCACTTTTGCCGTGCAGCGGGCAGCTTGCGGCTCTGCCGCTTGCCCAAAGGGCTGGCCTAATCAAGAAAGGAGAAATAACAATGAAAGTACCCATCAACAAGGACAGCCCCTTGGCAATGGACGACTTCGACGCCGCCGTGCAGCAGCGTATGGAGCGCCTGCAAAGCTATATTGACCTGATCCGCACCGCCGAAGCTGTAGAGGAAGAGGTCAAGGTCAAGGGTACAAAACTGTATCTTGGTCCGGAAGATGTGGCGGCATACCTGAACTGTAGCATACCAACGGCGCGGCAGTATATGCACCGCCCGGGCTTCCCTCTCATTCAGTTGGGTGAGAACGGCACAAAGTTGGCTGTGTTCGCCCCGGCGTTCCACGCCTATAATGCAGGCAAATATTGATTTTGCAGTCAACTGCAAAGAAAGGACAAACCAATGACGAAACGAGAAAAGGCAGGCGTGGTCCTGGTGATTACCGGCTTTTTGCTGGTGCTGCTTGGCTGCTGCCTGGTGGCGGACAACCCCTATTGGTGGGTGTCTGTGGCAAGCAGCGGAACCGGATGTGGGCTGATCGCCCTGGCAGTGTTCGTGCTGCCCAAGGACGAGGACGAGCCGCAGCAGGATAAACGGCTGGTGATTGAGGACGAAAACCACAAGGTGGTGCTGGTAGCACCGCTGACAGACTTTGAATTGGCGTATCTGCACGCCATTCAACTTGGAAAGGATGATGAAAATGGAAGATTACATTGATTTGGTAATTGCTAAACTGGACGAGGACCACATTTTCCACCTCAATGGCGCCGTGGAACACCGTCAGAGCCGGCGATACCGTGTATGTGCGTGGCGACGGCAACTACGAGGCGCTGGAAGTCATCGCAGAGCGGAAAACCAAGGCTCTGATGGAATTGCCGAAAGTGACAGCCATTATGCTGCCGCTGGAGTATGGCGACGAACAAAGCGGCGGGCAAAAAGAAAAAGCCGACTGAGCGACCAGTCGACTTGAACACAGGCGGCGAAAAGAAAGTAAAACGCCTGCGCTAATTACATTATATATCAAGGACCGCAGAGAAGTCAAGGACAAGCCGTGCGGCAAGGGCGAAAAAAGGGGTCTGTGCTCCTTTTTTGCTCCTCGTTCAAAGTATTATTTTTAGGCGCAAAACGCCAACGGCAAAAGTATATCTCGCTTGTCATTCTTCAGCGGGTTAGGCGCAGGCAGGAGACCGGCGGCAACAGGGTGTGCACCCGCGCCGCATAATGAGGAACTGTGCACTGTGGGAATGTGGAACACGCCGGTGAACCGGTGGAAAACTTGCTTTTCCATCCGGGAGCCGATCAGCGTTTTCCATCATTTCCATAGTGTGCCGGTCCGTCAGAAAGGAGAAAACCAAAATGCCATGGGTGCAAAAGACCATACGCGCCGGAAAGTGCATATACATTCAGCGGCATTACTCCTCCCGCTACGGAAGCAAGCATAAGTGCACCAGGGGCAGCAACTACGGCAAGACCAGCGAAGCCCAGGCGGCGGTCAACAATCGCCAGGCGTGCCTACAGCAGGAGATGATCTTTAATGCAAACTTCGGACCCGGTGACCTGACCGCTACTTTTACATTCCGCAAGGTGGACAGGCCCAAGGACCTGCAAGAGATCAAAAAACTGTGGGCCGCCTATATGGCCAAACTGCGATATGCCTACAAAAAGGCAGGTGTGGAGTTCAAATGGATGAGGGCCATTGAGACCCCGGACAAGAACCCGCATATCCACATGGCGCTGTCCGGCATCGACATAGCCAAGCTGCCTCGGTGGCCGTATGGGCGGGTGGACTTTGTGCCGGTTGATGACAGAGACCACCACACCTACGGTGGGTACCTGCGTGAGGAAACACATATCAAGCAAGGGCACAAAGGTAAGTACACCACGGCCAAAGCAAAGGTATGCTACAGCCGCAGTCGCAACCTGACCGTACCGGAGCCGGAGTACAAAATCATTTATAATGACCACTGGGCGGACGAGCCAAAGGCACCAAAGGGCTATTATGTTGTCCGGGACACCCTGAACAACTGGGAGGACGAAGTCACCGGGTTCAAGTACCAGTCCTATGTGCTTTGCCCGATCTCAAAGAACCAACCGCACCGGCGGTGTTAGGAGGGCGACAATGACATACATACAGCAATGGGAACAAATGCGGGACAAGGTGCGAAACTTGGAACAGGAACGCCAAACCCAGCTGATCTTGGCACCGCACAACGCCTACGGCTTCAAGCTAAACATCAACCACCCGCTGATCCGGCCTAAGTGGGACGCCTTTAAGAGCACCAAGGGCCTGGGCCAGTATGGCATGACGGACGATCTGCGCCGGGAGTTTGAGGAGACAGTGCTTTCAAGCAAGTATATGCAAAAGTGCCTGGAGCAGGAGCGACAGCGCATTGGCACCGTGGAGCACCAGTTCATCCGTATGGCTTACGCTCCTGCGGAGCAGGCAGCGGGCTGATGGGTACCCAAGAACACTGGACTGCTGCCCAGTACCAGGAGTATCTCCGGCAGCGGGCCAAAGGCGGGAACAAATACCATGCGGAAAAAGTACAAACAGATGGTCGCACATACGACAGCCGGAGCGAGTGCAAGCGGGCTAAGGAGCTGCAACTGTTGGAACGGCACGGCCTGGTGCGCAACCTGCGGGAGCAGGTCCCTTATGAGTTGATCCCGGCAGGGGTCGGCGAATACCGAAAAGAGCGCCCGGTGATTTATAAAGCGGACTTTGTATATGAGGTCTGCCAGCCGGACGGCACCTGGAAATGGGTGGTAGAGGACACCAAGGGCGCCAAAACAAAGGAATACATCATCAAAAGAAAGCTGATGCTGTACATTCACGGCATCAGCATAAAGGAGACGGAAAAATGAATTTCAAAAAATTGCTATCCATTTGCAAACGAAGCAAGGCCTATTTTCTATATGACCTGCCTGACGGCGAGCAAATGCTCAGTAATGGCAGCTGCGGTTACATCCTGTACGGCCACCCTGAATACACGCCGGAGACGCTGCGCATGGTCGCTGACTTGGCAGAGGATGACAGCGTGATCATGACAAGAATGCCAAAAGCGGATCTGCCGCTGGCAGACCAATGCCCCAATGAAGAATATGCCGCCCCGCTGGACACCTGCATTGTAGCCGCAGGCGCTGTATTCATCAACAGAAGAGCGTTGCAACCTATCGAAAAGGAAGAAGAGGGATATTACCTGTACAAGCGCGGGGACCTGGTGGTAGTTAAGTCCGGCCTGATCGTGCAGGGCGTGATCAGCACAATGGATCTGTCCAAATCAGAAGCTGTATGCCGGGATCTGATCAACCTGGGTACGGCGGCCGGTATGGCCTTTGAGGAGCGCAATAATGAAGAATGAGAACGAAAAAACTACAGTTGCAATCTTGGCGACGATATGCAGAGATGTGTGTATCTATGGCTCAATCAATAACCGGTGCGGCCTGGACGAGCCGGAACTGGA